GTGACGAAATTCGCCATTGGACTTTTCTGATCTAAACCCAAGTGCTACATATGGCGGTCTGTCGCCATCACTTTCGATTAAGACACCATCTTCATTAATGGTTTGACCTAATAAATCTGCCTTTGCCTCTTTTGGTAAGTCCTTCACGTTAAGTGATACTGTTGTGATACCTTTTGATTCGGCTGTTTCTGCCACTCCATCATCGGCGCGTAGATCGGCTGTGTTGTAAGTTGTTGATAGATTCGCAGTGATTGCTCCCGCTATCTTTTTAACTGATTCGTAAACTGTTCCTGATTCATCATCGCTCGTTAAAATAGCATAGTGTATATCTTTTAATCCTACTGTTGCCATAAATTAAACCCTCCTAATTATCCAAAATCTTAAAATGACATGAAAAAGTTTGGTATCTTCTTCATAAACTTCGTGTTCAAAGTTCTTCTTAAATCCTGCTTGTTTCATAAATTCTTTGATGTCGTTTGTCGTTTGAGCCGTGTTGTAAGGCGTGAAATAGTCCACCTGGACATAATGTGTCGTGTAAGATTCGTCATCATCTGAACTAAAGTCGTCTTGTGGCAAATAAAAAAAGCAGATATACTCCGCTTCGTTGCCTGTGTAGTTCTGATAAGCTACTGGTTTGCCTGTTTGTTCTAAAGTCGTTCGAATTAGTCTGTTCATGGCATCATCTCCAACTTTTGACGTAAGGTGTTCTCGATAATTCTCTCGACTTGCCTACGTTTGCGTATGAAGGCAGGAGCCATGAATGGACGAGCAACCATTTTTGACGTCCCTAGCTCGAACATATGCCCATAGTAAGCAGGTCCTTGATTGTCGACATAAACCTCTATTTCGTCTTTTTCTACGTCAGATAACATGATGTGGCGTTCAAGGTTACCCGTTCGTTTTCTAACGATTCGCTTGGCTTCTGATTGTAGTTCTTTACCCGCGTTTTCAAGCGCTTCTTTTTTAAATGATTCTCCAACTCGTCCAACTTGTTCAAGCGATGTCATTAGTTCATTCATATTTTCAAATTCAAATCTCATCACGTCACCGCCTTACACCGAACTAGCATTTCTTTATTTAATCCGTCAACGTTTTCAATAGATTCAATATCGTGTGTGACACCCCTCCACTTCACTTTCACGTTCGGTGGCCTTTCGGTGTCCTCTAACTTCTTTTGATAACGAATTCTAAACTCACGATTGTGTTCTAAATTGCTTTTGGCGGCTTCATAGAATGTTCTACCTGTTAAAGTTTTTAGTTCTGCCCATGCTTTGGTGTATTCAACTTCACCCGGAATTGGATAGCCATCTTCATCGACTGCATCATCCATAAAAAAGATTATGCGTTGTCTTAAATCTCCTGGATTCATTCGCTATCACCTGCGTAGCAATAACGCAATTCCCTTAAAAGACTGTCTAATGAATGTGGTATCTCATAAGAAGCGTTGCCAATTCTGAATGCTTGTCGATTGTCGTACCAATGTTCGACTAAAATCGCACAAGCTTGTTCGAATTGTTCTTTCGCATCTTCGTTGTCTAAGTCGATGTTACCAACCTTATTTTTAATGCTGATTTTTGCTCGTTTATAAAATGTTTTTAAATCATCATCTTCGTCATCATGATCTATTCGCAAATAACTTTTAAGACGCTTTAATTCTTCTACAGTCATAACATCACCTCTTGAAATAAAAAAGAGGACAATGTTACTTGCCCTCTAATAGTGATTCGATGTGTTCGACTACGCTTTTTCTATTCTTGTCTTGTTTTTCGGATTCAAGCAGTTGTGATAAGTTTTCTTTTGATAAGCCATTCACCTTGTTCTTAATTTCTTCGACTGTTCCGTCCAGTATACTTAAATCCAGATTATGAAAATACACCTTTGGATTGCGGACGATGCGCACTAACTCACCAGGATTAGCTTTATCTAGCGAATAACCGATACGAACAGGTGCTGAAGTGTAAGCTCCGACACGCCCATCGGTATTTGCTGCAACGTTTGATCCTATTGTAATTGGCGTTGATGCTTCAACTGTCCATATAGGATTATTGGCAATGTTGACTGTTACTTCTTGTCCGTCTTGCAATTCTCCTGTAGAAACAAAATCCACATAATTCCCACGTTCTTTAGGCAAACCTATGAGTATTTCATCTCCAACGTCGTTGCCATAAAGCCAAAGAAGGCGGTGAGCCGGTATATTGCCCACCACCTTAGCTGTTATTTTTGTCATTAACCTTCCACACCCCCGCCAGTCTCATCATCTTGAGAAATATCCATCTGTGCATAAACAACAGCTTCCTCATCCCATGCACCTGTGTCTAAGCGCATGATTGCACGGAATTCGGTTGTATTACTTCTCCAAGCTTGACCACCAACTTTAGTCATATCGATAGACAGTTGTTTTCTATCCCAGTAGTTAACCGCTTCATCTAACACACCGATAATAAATGGCGCAAGTGTTCCTTCTGTTGCAAGTGTTTTGTTTGATAAAACTACAATCGGATGCGTACCTGCAAATAGCTTTCTAGTTGCTTGTGTTGGATCTGGTTGTAATAAAGGACGTCCATTATCATCTTCTAGCTTATCTAAATAGTTGAATCCGTCTTGGTTTGTATAAATGACAGCTTCATTAGCGAAAGCTGGGTCAAGCTCGACATTTAAAACATCTTTAATGCCTGTGTAATCATCTAGTTGGACCTTGTCGAAACCGTCAATAACTTGCAAGATGTGGAAATTATCTGTCGCTTTACCTTTCTTAGCAATCCACTCAACTAGGTAATCTTCTAAAGCTTGGTCTGTATCTTCTAATACAGTGTTTGGTACTGGTAAGAATCCTGCGTAATCTTCAATTGCGTAAGAGATGCGGTCAAACTTTGGAGATTCAATCTCTTGCATTGCGTTTGGATCGCCGTATTCGCTTAATGGAGCGAATGGTGTGTGGTCTGCACGTCGTTCTAATGTTCTTGCCCCTTTGTTAGTTGAAACAGGAACAACGTTGACGTATTGCTTTAAATCGTCTGTTGATTGACGTAATTTATTGATACGAGTTTGAATATCTTCTGGGATAATATATCCGCCGTCTTCACCTTCGTTAGCCGAAAGACGCGCTTTATATTGATCCATGATGTCCATTTCGTCATTAGTAAGCTTTTGTCCACGAATGGCTTTTAGGAATAAGGACTTATACTCTTTTTTCTCGTCTCTCTTAGGTTCTTGGAACATTCCGCCTTGATTTTGTGGTTCTGGAATGCTTAATCCTTGAAAATCCTGTTGTAGTGCTAAAAAGTTATCTAATTCTGCTTTTTTAGCTTTAGCTTCGTCTAACTTAGCACGAGCTTCTTCTTGCTTGCCTTCGTCCATAAACGCTTGTGCTTCTGCCTTTAAATCGGCAACAGCTTGACGTAGTTCGCGCTCACGGTTTGTCATACCCGCATTCGCAAATACTCCTTTTGTGTTTTTCATTAATGATTGAATTGCTTGTTCAAAAATTGTTTTCATTTTGAAACCTCCTTGAAATTTTGAAAATAAAAAAGACCTTACAATGAAAGTAGGTCTAATTCGTTTTGAAATTTTAATTTTTCTTCTTCTGAGTTTTTTGGTTTTGGTGATTCTTTAATCAATTCTTTCGGTACATTCTTGTACTCTTTCAATAGATGTTTTGCGCTTGCTGAAATTTGTTTTGCTTCAATGACGTTAATGTCGAAGTATTCTGATGCCTTTTCGGCGGTCAGCCATGTTTCGTCGTTTAACATTTGTTTAACTTCTTCAATGTCTGCGCCATCTTTTAACTTATCTTTATAAGCTTCAATCAAGCCTTCTTCAATCACATCTAAATCATCAGCTACTTTTCGTAAATCATTAGCATTCCCGACGATCCATGTAAGTGGCTTATGAATCATCATAAATGCGTTAGAAGGCATATAGATTTCATCGCCGACTAATGCAATAACCGATGCCATCGAGGCGGCCACCCCGTCAATATGCACAATTTTCTTAGCTTTATTTCGTTTGAGCATATTGTAAATAGCAGTTCCACTAAAAACTGATCCGCCTGGTGAGTTAATATAGATGTTCAGCGTTTCAAGTCCGTCAACTTGTTC